TTTTTTTTGTATAGGTGAGTAAAGTGCTAGGAAGACCTAGAAAACCTCACACCTCTTAAATTGACTTTCCCTAACACGCGAACGCATTCCGGGAAGGAAATCAAACCTTATTAATATGACCCACATGACGCTAAAAGAGTGAAACGTCAAAGAAAGTCAGCAATCAAAGGCTCGAGTAACGGGCCACTAACATCTCCTACGGCTGTCGACATAATGACTTGCTGGAAAACAGAAAGTACATCATCCGACAACAACTTGTACCTAAAATAACAAAAGAAATTGAAATCGTAAGGGTCGCACGTGTGACAACGGGCAATCTTCTCCAAAACGTTAGAAGGCAGGAGACCCTGCCCTCTAGCCGAAGAATGCAACATTTTGTCGAAGACATCCTCAGATGTCAACCTAGTTTCCCGAAAGAAACATGCTGCAGCCTCAGCGTGAAGCTCTGCCCTGTCAAGGAATATCCCAGATAGTTCCTCAACCTGTCTAAACTCGTACGCGTAACCTAGCGCTTTCGAAAACATATAAACATCATCAGGAACGGCATCATTCGAATCAGTACGAATATTGAAACGAGCCAATGCCTTTCCCATGATGGGTATTGAAAACGGGTTACCTCCCTCATCCCTAAAGAGTGACTTTGAAAGAAAAGAACACTCCATGAACCACCTCTTCCTCTCTGCCTTGGCATCCATTCTCGCTAAGGAGCACACATAAGTGTACTTCTTGGCGGCCTTCTCGGGCAAACCGACACACAAAGAAAGCATGTCGTCCCCGAGAAAAAGACCGCGAGCGGAACGGACCCTGTACTTCGTCAAGAAGGTAAAGAAAATGGCCATATTCCAAAACGAATTTCTCAGAGTAGTGAATACAGAACCGGTAGCAAGCTGGTTGCTAACAGTCATCTTCATTTGATGCGTCCGAGAACGCACTGAGAACCGTAAGGTGGCGACCATTTCCAACCTGACGAAAGCCTCGCAGAGACCGAGGCGGCGCAAAAGTGCCGAAAAGAAAAGGACGACAGAACGACATTGGGTCTTGTCATTGCCCGAGAAATCGCACTGGAGGTATGAACCCTGTGGATTCGGAGATGACTGTACATGACGCAAAAACTCCTCAGGTTGTTGCTCATAAGCCATACGAAACTTGTACTCCGAATCACGTTCCATTACCCCCAGACGCTCCTTGAACAACTGTGAAGCCCTCATGGCGATTGGACCCAAAAGCGCATTATAAAGGTCTGAACCTTTATAGATAATGCGCGGGGCCCAATTAGGCTTGTGGCCTACCATAAGTGCTTCAACCTTAACAAAAAGGTCCTTGGAGCCGATCTCATACAACCTGTCATGTTGGGCGGCAAAGCCCTCCAAAGCGTCGTACATCCTTTGCCGTTTTGTTGGGGGAAAACGAGCAACCCATGTTTCAAAGAGTGGACCGCTCCAACCCCAAGTGGGATTGGGCGCGCTGCGAAAAGGAAAAAGAGCATCTAGGAACTTGTACGTGCCGGCGTGTACCTCTTGATCGACCCGAGCGTTAGTGTGGTAAGAACATCTCTTGCGGACCGCAGCCAAGAAATTACAGTACCCATTATCAGCTACAACTGGATGGTAGCCATCGATAAGTGGGCCCGTCTGCTTTTCCTGGCGATAGTAATCCTGAAGCTTGTGAGATATACCCAACCTAACGTTTTGACTGGGAATCGGGTCAAACAAGGGTGCTGCAACCTTAAGAAATTTTCTAGAACCGTAAGAAATAAATTGGAGTGGCCTGTTACTACGAGTGATTGTGCGCTTGCTTCGCATGTGGTGGTGGTGGTGGTGTGTGGTGTTGGTGGTGGTGGTTATGTTGATGATGGTGGTGGTGGTGG